ACCGAGCGACGCAAGCAGCTGTTCGATCTCTTCGCGCGCGCCGACCGCCGGTTTCCGGCGAAGTTGCAGTTCGCGCTCTACAACATCTCGACGCTCGCCACCGAGGCCGGGGCCCGGATCGTCCAGGAAATCGCCGCCGAGGCGGGTGTCGACCTGCTGGCGGGCCTCCGCCGCGAAGGCGAGACGGACGACCGACGGTTCACGCCGCGGTTCATCGCGCTTGCCGCCTATCTCGACCATCGTCCGATCTTCGACCGCGCGCTCGGCGCCGCAGCGTTCCTTGCCCATTCTTCCAAGCTGGAACGCGACGCCGAACGCGAGGACACGGACCTCCGCCACGACGATCCGGAGGTGCGCGCGGCCTTCGCGGAGGCCGTCCGGGCCTGGTTCTCGGGGCGCTACGACGGGCATTTCTGCGAGGTCCACTGGTTCGACGAGGACGACCTCCTGCGTATCCTGGTGCTGCACGGGACGAAGCCGGAGACGAAGAACGTGGACCGGGACGGGGCCGAGGACACGGTCAAGTTCCGCGAGATCGTGCAATCCACCCTCGAATACGACCGGCGGCGCGGCGCGATCGCGGTGGGCTCGAAATCCACTCCCGACGCGAAGAAGCTCGCCCGCATCTTCGGCGAGCACGCCATGGGCGATGCGGAGATCTTCGAGGCTTCGGCCGCGGAGGAGCTCTACAGCCTCGCCCCGCTGCAGGCCGCCGACGCGCCCTTCGCGTTCCGCCCCGATCCCGAGGGCGACATCACCCATGTGGCGCTGCGCGAGATCCGCATTGACGAGACCACGCGGACCGCCGCCGGGCGCCTGCGCCGGTCGCCGTGGACGATGACGCTGCGGGACACACAGGATGCCATCGCGCGGCTTGCGCGCGTGGCTCCCGAGATCGACATCGCGGACGTGCGGATCGTGCACGCGAAGATCGACGTGACGATCGAGGTGGACGGCAGCGAAACCGTCGTCCCGGTGACCATCTGGCCGCCCCGGACGCTGTCGATGCGGGACCATTCCCACGAGCGCCTGATTCTCGACATGCTGGAAGACCATGACATCCGAAAACGCCGCCCGTCTCGTCGGACTGCTGCTGCGGCTGAGTGACCGGCACCCGATCCCTGCGCTGGCCTGCTCGGAGCTGGACGGGGTCGAGCCGCGGGTCCTGCGGTCGCTGCGCGCGCGGGGGTGCTGGTCGAACGCGCAGACCTGCGGGACACGGGCGACACCGTCATTGGCCCCGACGGCAAGGGCGGGCTCGTCGAAGTCGATCCCGAGACCGGCGAGGTCGTTCGGCTCGACGACCCGCGGAGCGTCCAGCATTACGACATCGACTTCGCGGCGCTCTGTCGCGAGATCCGGAAGCAGTCCGGCCTGACGGGTCCCGGCCCCCTCGAGATCACGGCGCGGATCTGGCGGCTCGGACGCCATACCGCCGAGGCTCGCACCGCAGAGGTATGCCTTGCGCGCGGGCTTCGGCCACAACGGGTGCAGGAGACCCTGGATCGCATCCGCGGCGCCATCGCACCCGATACTCCCGTGATCCTGGTTTCCCTCTCGGCCTGCGATCTGCCCCCGTCCGCCCTGCGCCAGATCGAGGGGGCAAGAGCGACCCTCGCGGAAGCGCAGGCGCTTCTAGCAGGCGACCCGGACCAGCCCTTCGCGATGGACTTCAGGCATGTGCGCCTCCCTGCGCCTCAAGGCGGCCCTCAGGCACGCCTAAAGATCGACCGGACAGGGCGCCGCGCGCTCTTTGACGGGGCGGAACTCGCCATCGAGCATCGCGATTTCGGGGCCTTCGTTCTTCTCGCCGAGGAAGCAGGCGACACTGGCGGTTTCGTCTCGAACGACCGCATCACCGCTGCGCTGAAGGCGGCGACCGGACACGACAGCAATCCCGAACAGGTCGATCGCTGCGTGAACCGGCTGCGTAACGCCTTCCGAAAGCATGCCGGGCTCCGCGATGTGCCGAGGGACGGCTTCATCGAGCGGCGTTCCCGGATCGGCGCCAGGCTGACGCTGCCGGCAGAGGCGATCGGATTTCTGGACTGACGGGCAAGGCTCGGGGCGGGAGATTTCCGGGAGGTTTTCGGGAGAAGTTCGAGAGATAAAGGATTTCAGCATGTTGCACGGTCGGGTCGTGAACCGCAGCGACCAGGACCTCCGACATGCATCCCCCGATTTCCCGCTCCGATCTCGCCACCCTCATTCATGAGGCCGACCTCGCAGCGCGACGCCTGCACCGCAAGCTGGCGCTCCCCGCCGCCGATCTCGACGATCTGCGCCAGGACCTTCTGGTCGATGTGGTCTGCCGGCTACCGGGTTTCGACAGGCGCCGTGGCGCCATCGGCGCCTTCGCCGGTCTCGTTCTCCGCAACCAGTGCGCACGCATCGCGATCCGGCTCCATCGCCAGCGGCGGGCGCAGGGTGGCACGGTGCTGTCGCTGGACGCGCCCGTCGCCGGCAGCGCCGAGCCGCTGGGCTGCCTGCTGGCGGAGACGGACGGGCTGGCCGCCTGGCACGGGCAGGATCGTTACGCCGCGGTGGACGTGGAGACCCGCCACGATCTCGCCCGGGCGCTCGCCGACCTGCCGGAGGATGTCCGCGGGCTCTGCGCCGCGCTCGGCACCTGCGCCGTCGCCGATCTGGTCGGCCGCGACGGCATCTCCCGCTCCGCCCTCTACCGCCGCCTCGCACGCCTCCGGCTCGATCTCGCCATGCGCGGGCTCGGGGGGCGGTGGGACGGTTTCCGGGCGGCGTGAGTAGAGGGGAGACATGGAGATGCTCGTCATGCCCCCCACCGCCTTCACCCTGGCCCACCCCCGGCCGCTGACCGACATCGAGTTCTGCGCCTGGATCGGACAGGCGATGCCCGGCGACCGGCTGGAATACCACCGCGGGTTCCTCGGGATCGACACGACGGCCGTGATCTCGACGCTGCCGGAACCGGACCGCCGCAGGCTGGCCGCGCTGGCCGGCGCCGCGCACCGGGCCTTCGAGGCGGGCCTCGTCCACCTCGTCCAGGTGCGGCTCGGTCCGGACCGCTTCGCCTATCTCGCCATCGCGCGGACCAGGCCGCGCCGCACGCCCGTGCCGCTCGCCCGCCTCCTCGAAGACGCCGAAGCCGCCTGATGGCCGTACCATTTCCCTCCATCGGAGTTCCCGCCATGCCGCACCCCGACAACGCCCCTCAATTCGACGACCTCGAACGCCTCGCCATCGGCGACATCGCGGCGCTGCCGCCCGAGATGCTGCTGGATCTGCAGACGACGGCGCACGCCGAGACTGCCCGCGTGAAGCGGCTGCGGGACCGGCTAGAGGCCGGGATCGCACAGCGTTACGAGGCTGCCGTCGCGGCGGAACGTGCCGCGCAGGGCAAGACCAGCGGCACCGTGCGGGTCGAAGACGAGGGCGTCGTGATCGTCGCGGATGTGCCCAAGAAGGTCACGTGGGATCAGGACCGGCTCGCCGTCATGGCCGAGCGCATCCGCGCCGCCGGCGACGATCCGGCCGAGTATCTCAAGATCGCCTACCGCGTGTCCGAGCGGCGCTACGGCGCCTGGCCCGCGGCGATGCGCGACGGCTTCGCGGACGCGCGCAGCGAGACCACCGGCAAACCCGTCTTCCGGCTCGAGGCTCGAGACCGGTGACGCGCGGCGGCGGGACGCCCGAGCGGCAACGCCGGGCAGGTTCCCCTTCGGCACCCGGTCACCCCCGCCGCCGCGCACCCTGAACGCAACTCCCGGAGAACCCCATGGCCTTCCGCATCATCACCGCCGACGAACGGCTCTCGGCCGCCGAGAACAAGACCTCGCTCGCCATCTTCGGTCCGCCCGGCGTCGGCAAGACCACGCTCCTGAAGACGCTGCCCGCCGAGGAGACCGTCTGCCTCGACCTCGAGGCCGGGATGAAGTCGGTGCAGGACTGGCGCGGGGACTCGATCCCGGTGCGCAGCTTCACCGATTTCCGCGACCTCGTCGTGCTGATCGGCGGACACGATCCGGCCCAGCATCCGCAGTCCTGGTACGGCGCCGAGTATCACGCCTGGCTGCAGCAGCAGTATCTCGGCACCGGCATCGAGGATTTCCTCGCGCGAAAGCGGATCGTCTTCGTCGACTCGATCACCGACCTGACGCGGCAGGCCATGGCCTATGCCCGCCAGCAGCCGGAGGCCTTCTCCGAGCGGACCGGCAAGCCGGATGTCCGCGGCGCCTATGGGCTCCTGGGGCGCGAAGTGATCCAGGCGTTGAAGCACCTCCAGCACGCGCGGGGCAAGACCGTGATCTTCGTGGGCGTCCTCGAGAAGGTCACCGATGAGTTCGGCGCGACGACCTGGCAGCCGCAGATGGAGGGCACGAAGGCCGGTCGCGAATTGCCGGGCATCGTCGACCAGGTCGTCTCCATGCAGCTCTTCGGCCGCGACGCCAAGGGCGACTGGACCCTCGACGAGACCTCCGCCGAGCGCCGCCTCGTCTGCCGCTCCGGCAACCCCTGGGGCCTTCCCGCCAAGGACCGCTCCGGCCGGCTCGACACCACCGAGGCGCCCGATCTCGGCGCGCTGATCGCCAAGATCGACGGCCGTGCACCCGCCCACACCGCCACCCCTTCCTGATCCAGACGCAAAGGACAGACCCATGAGCTACGATCTCAACGACGCCCAGCCGCAGATGGCCCCCATCGGCGAGCTGATCCCGGACGGCACCTTCGCCAAGGTCCGCCTGACCGTGCGCCCCGGCGGCGTCGACGGCGCCACCCCGATGGACGCGAAGCTCCTGAAGGCCTCGCAGTCGAGCGACGCGAAGATGCTGGACTGCGAGTTCACCATCCTCGAGGGGCCGCATGCCCGCCGGAAGTTCTGGCAGAGCTTCACGGTTGCGGGTGGCAAGCTGGACGAGAAGGGCCAGTCCATCGGCTGGAAGATCTCGAAGTCCACCTTTCGGGCGATGGTCGACAGCGCTCTCGGGCTCGATCCCAGGGACGAAAGCCCCGACGCCAAGGCCAAGCGGGTGCTGCCCGGACTCAAACATCTCGACGGCATCGTCTTCGCCGCGCGGATCATGGTGGAGCCCGCCTCCAACCCCCAATACCGGGACCAGAACCGGATCGCGAACGTCGTTCTGCCCGACGAGCCGCAGCATGCCGCGATCATGCGCGGCGAAACCGTGCCACCGGAGCCCGTCAACGCCCCGCCGCGCAAGGCCGCGAGCGCGCCGGCGCCGGGCTGGCAGGCGCCCACGCCGGCATGGGGTGCGCAGCCGCAAGCGCCGGCGGCGGCTCTGGCCTGGGGCGCACAGGCGCCCGCGCCGCAGCCCACGCAGCAGTCGCCCGCCCAGCAATCGCCCGCATCCCCGCTGTCCGCGCCGGGCGGAACGTCGGCGACCGGCATGCCCGCCTGGCTCAATGGGTGAGACGCGGTCGGCAGCACGGCGGCGGAGGTCCGGTCGGCCTTCGCCCCCGCCCGAGGCCCGGCGCGATCCTGCCGGGCCGATGACCCCGGATGAATGGCGGGCGCATGTGACGCGCGAGGCGGCGCTGGAGATCGGACGATGGCTCGAGGCCCGAGGAAGACTGCACGCCCCCATCGCAAGCCTCAGCCTCGGCGACCTCGAAGCCATGGCCAGCAACGCGATCTCGCGCTGGATCGTGCTCCAGTCCGAAAAGCTCCAGAGGGCGGGTTGGCCGCCCGAGGACCCGATCGCGACCTTCTTGCTCGGGTAGCGCTCTGCGCCGTCTGCGCCCGCGAGGCGCGCGGCTTCGGCTACTGCCACGGCCTCCGCTGGGATCGCCACCCCTACCACCGCTTCTGCTCGCACCGATGTCAGGACGTGGGCAGCGCCATCGCCCAAAGGAACAACGGCATGATCGACAAGACCGCGCGCGAGCGCCAAGCGATCCGCGATGCGCGGACGCTCTTCGCCGAAGCGCTCATCGACCTCGGGCTCATGGAGCCCTTCTTCCATCGCAGCGCCGAGGACATCGACCGCCTCATCGAGGCGGCGGTCACCGGCTACATCGACAGCATGCAGGAGCAGGCCGCGCGCAAGGAGCGCACCGGCACGATCCTCGACGACCCCATTCCGTTCTGAGGGGGCGCGCGATGATCGACCTGAACGACGACACCGCGTCCTGCAGCTGGACGCACCTGCTCGAGGCGGCCACCGAGAACGCCGTCACCGACTTCGAGATCGAGTTCTGCGACAGCCTCCGCGAGAAGCTCGCGCGGTTCGGCGACAGCGCCCGGCTGACGGACGCGCAGTTCCACAAGCTGACCTGCATCGCGCAGGCCGGCGGCTTCTGGGAGCGCGAGCGATGATCGACCTGAACCATAAATCGGGCTTCCTCTACGGCGCCGGCGCACCACGCCCGCCCATTGCCGAAGCCGTCTCCGCCGCCATCGACACGGCGCTGTCCGCGCGCCACCGCGCCGAGCGTCCGCGTACCTATGTCAGTTCCTCGGGTCTCGGCCGCGACTGCATGCGCCAGATCCAGTACGACTTCCTCGCGGTCCCGAAGGACGAGGGCCAGGAGTTCGCGCCGCGCACGCTGCGCATCTTCGAGGCGGGCCATCGGGTCGAGGACATCGTCGCGGGCTGGTTCCGGATCGCTGGCTTCGACCTTCGGACCGAGCGCCCGGACGGCCGCCAGTTCGGGTTCGAAGCCCTCGGCGGGCGCTTCAAGGGCCATATCGACGGCTGTTTCGTCTCGGGCCCCGTCGCGATGGACTATCCCGCGCTCTGGGAGAACAAGGCGCTCGGGGCGGCCAGCTGGAAGGACGTGGTCAAACGCGGCGTCAGCCTCGCGCGGCCGGTCTACGCGGCCCAGATCGCGCTCTATCAGGCCTACATGGATCTGCCGGCCCCGGCGCTCTTCACTGCGCTCAACCGCGACACGATGGAATTGCACACCGAGCTCGTGCCCTTCGATGCGCATCTCGCGCAGGAGATGTCGGACCGCGCCGTCGCCGTGGTGCGGGCCTCCGAGGCCGGGGAATGGTTGCCGCGCGCGGCGGCCGAGCCCACCGCAGTCCTCTGCCGCGGCGGCATGGCGGCCGGCAAGTGGCACGCCCCCTGCGCCTGGGCGAAGCGGTGCTGGGGAGAGCGGCGATGATCCCCGATGCCTATGAGCTCAAGCGGATCGTGCGCGCGCATCGCGAGCGGTTCTGGATGCCCGATCTGCTCGACGGGTTCGCGTTTGCGCCAGTCTGGCGTTTTGCCGATCAGGAGCGGTTCGACTCCGACGCGGTCGATGCGCTGGCACGTCGCCTGGCGGCAGGACCGCAGCGCCTTCCGCACCACGACACGATATTCGAGTTGCGCGACCGTGGACCACAGATCCGCAACCAGATCGTGTATGCGAGGCAGCGCCCTGACGGCATAGAGGCGCTCTGGCTTTCCCTTTGGCGCTCCCCGCGGCGATGGACGGACGTCCATGCCTACGTGTGGATCGCGGACGGCGGTGTCGCCGAGTTCGCCGCCAATCCGGCGCTTGAAGACGTGGAGATGGCGGAGCAGTGCGGTCAAGCCGCAGCCGCCATCGTCTGGCGCGGCCTCGCGATACTCTCCCAGGCCGCGGACGTCCGGGAGCGTCAGGTGCCCTCGACGCGGCGTAAGCCTTTTGCGCGCGCCGGGGTCCAGGGATGGGTCTGGCGCCAGGTCGCCATCGATCCGGCTCGCCTTCAGGCAGCGACACCGCCGCAGGGCGGCAGTCACGCCAGCCCGCGCTGGCACATTCGCCGCGGTCACTGGCGGCAGCTCGCCGACGGGCGCCGGGTCTTCGTCCGCCAGTGCGAGGTGGGCGATCCGACCCGCGGCGGGATCGTCAAGGATTACGCAGTGGAGGCGCGCCATTCATGACCGAGTTCACCCCATCCGCCACGCAGGCCGCCGCGATCCGCGAGATCAGGGAGTGGTTCGAGACCCGGACCGAGCAGCAGCAGGTGTTCCGCCTGTTCGGCTATGCCGGGTCCGGCAAGAGCACCGTCCTGAAGTTCGCGCTCGACGAACTCGGCCTCTCGCCCCACCGCAGCGCGAAGGACGGCCGCTGCGTGCCCGGCGTCGTCACCGCCACCTTCACCGGCAAGGCCGCGCTGGTGCTTACCCGCAAGGGCACGCCGGCGCGCACCATCCACAGCCTGATCTACTCGGTCATCGAGTCGACCGAGGAGGAGATCGAGGAGGCCGCCCGAAAGATCACGCTGGCCGAACGTGACGCGCTCCGTCTGACCGGGTTCGCGCGCACCACGGCCGATGCCGCGATCGAGGCGATGCGCTAGGGGCTCTCGGCGATGAAGCACCCGCGCTTTGCCCTGAACCCGCAGAGCGACGCCGCCGACGCCCGGCTCATCGTGCTCGACGAGGTGTCGATGGTCGGCGAGGAGATGGCGCGCGATCTGATGAGCTTCGGCAAGCCGATCCTCGTGCTCGGCGATCCCGGCCAGCTGCCGCCGATCCGGGGCGAAGGCGCCTTCACCCGCGACGAACCGGACGTGATGCTGACCGAGATCCACCGCCAGGCGGCCGAGAGCGCGATCATCCGCCTCGCCACCATGGCGCGCGAGGGCCGGCCCATCGGTTTCGGCGTCTACGACGATCATGTTGCCAAGCTCCGCAAGGGCGACATCACGCCGGAACAGGCGCTGCGCGGCGGCCAGCTGATCTGCGGGCTGAACGCCACGCGGCTGCAGATCAACAACGCCATGCGCGCGGCGGCCGGTCTCGGCGGGACCTGGCTGCCCACGGGACCGGCCGAGAAGATCATCTGCCTGAAGAACCAGAACGATCTGGGACTGATCAACGGGATGTTCGTGACGCTCGAGGACATCGTCGACGAGGGCAGCCTCTACTTCTCCGCCGTCGTCCACGACGCTGAGGCGCCTCCCGCCACGGGTTCGAGGGAGGCGCCGAAGGGGCGCCGCATCGGCGAGCCCGATCGGGACGAGCGGCCGGGTCGGCTGCGCATCTACAAGGGGCATTTCGAGGACCATGTCGCCTATGACGACAAGCGCCACGACCGCGACTACAAGGAGAAGCGCCTGCTGACCGAGGCAACCTTCGGCTGGGCGATCACGGCGCACAAGGCGCAGGGGTCGCAGTGGGAGAACGTGATCGTCTGGGACGACGGGCTGAGTCGCTCTGAGATCGACCGGCGCCGCTGGCTCTACACGGCGATCACCCGAGCCGAGCGCGGTCTCGTACTTCTGGCCTGAGGGGTGCGATGATCGACCTCAACGACATCGCGGTCCCGAAGACCCGGCACGATCTGGCGGCGGTGAAGGAGCGGCTTGCCTTCACCGCGGCCGATTGGCTGCCGGGGCTCTTTCCCGACGCCCGGCTCGCGCGGGACCGTCGTTCCTTGCGCTGCGCGGACCTCTCCGGGCGCCCACCGCGCAAGGAGGGCTCCTGCACCATCCATCTCGACGGGCCCTATGCCGGCTGGGGCTTCGACTACGCCACAGGCGAGCGGGCCGGTCCCATCGACCTGATCGCCCAGGCGACCGGCCTTTGCGACGGCGCGCTCTTCGACGAGGCGGCGCGGCTCGCAGGGATCGACCATCCGACGCCGCGGCCCGCGCCGGCGTCGCCCATGCGCGCACGCCCCGACCATTCCGCCGAGATCGCGCGTCTTGTCGGCGGGGCCGTGCCGCTCGCCGGCACGCTGGGCGAGGCCTATCTGCGCGCTCGCGGGTTGTCGGATCCCGGATCGCCCGACCTGCTGTTCCACCCCGATCTTCCAGACTTCGACAGCTGCCGCGGCTGGCCCGGCCTGATCGCGATCCTGCGGCTGCCGGACGGGGAGCGCGCACCGGGCATCCACCGCACCTTCCTGCTCGACGACGGCAGCGCCAAGGCGCCCCCGGGCAAGAAGATGCTCGGCGGCGTGAAGGATGCCGTGGTCCGGCTGTGCCCGATGCCCGAGAACGGGCATATCGGCATCGCCGAGGGCATCGAGACGGCGCTCGCGGCCCACGCGCTCTTCGGCACACCGGTCTGGGCAGCGCTGTCGGCCGAAGGTCTGGCGCGGTTCCAATGGCCCGAGGGCACCCTGCGCGTCACCATCTACGCAGATGCCGGGGACGCCGGCCGCCAGGCGGCCGCGACGCTCTCGGACCGCCTGAACCGCGCCGACATCCCGAACGAGATCGTCGCCCCGTTGCATGGCGACGACTTCAACGACGATCTGCTGCGTGGCGCCCGCGCCGAGGATTACACGCGCGACGCGGACACTATAGTGGAGCCGCAGGCCGCGGATCCGGTCGACCCAGAGACGGCTACGCCCATCGTCGCAACCTCCGACGATCCCGCGACGCTGATCGCCGCGGCGGAGGCGCTGACGAACCCGCCGGAGTTCGAAGCCCTGTCCACGCTGCTCGGGCGCATCGCGCTTGCAAAGCTCGACCCGCTGCCCGAACGGCAGGTCATCTCGCGGATCAAGTCCGCGACCGGCATCGGCATGTCGGTCCTGACCCAGCAGCTGGCCGAGCTCCGCCGCCGCGTGAACGCCACGGGCGACCCGCACGCGCCGGTCCCGAAGCCCGCGTGGTTCAGGCGCCTTCGGCTCGATCTGGCCGGCGCGCCCGAGCGCAACGAGGCCAACGTGATCGTCGCGCTGACCTCCGATCCCGCCTTTGCCGGCGTTCTCGCCTTCGACGAGTTCGGGCAGGAGATCGTGGTGCGCCAGCCGCTGCCTTGGGACAGCGTCGCGTCCCTCCCGCGCCCGTGGGAGGACGCCGACGACATCCGCGCCGCCGAATGGCTGCAGCTGCGCGGGATCAATGTGGCGCCGGTCATCGTCAGCCGCGCCGTCGGCGCCGTCGCCCGCGAGCTGCGCATCCATCCCGTCCGCGACTGGCTCGACACCCTGACATGGGACGGCACGCCCCGGATCGAGACCTGGACCAGCGCCCATCTTGGCGCGGAACCCACCGCGTTCCACCACACCATCGGTGCGCTCTGGCTGATCTCGGCCGTCGCCCGCATCTACCGACCCGGCGTGAAGGCCGACCACATGCTGATCCTCGAGGGGCCGCAGGGCGCGCGCAAGTCCACCGCGATCAAGGTGCTGGCCGGCGAGGAATGGTTCACCGACGAGCTGCCGGAGCTCGGGTCGAAGGACGCAGCGCTGCACATGCAGGGCGTCTGGATCGTGGAGATCGCCGAACTCGACGCCATCGGCCGCGCCGAGGTCTCGCGCATCAAGGCGTTCCTGACCCGCACCACCGACCGCTTCCGCCCGCCCTACGGCCGCTACACCATCGAGGTACCCCGACAGTGCGTGTTCGCCGGCACCGTGAACCCCGACACCTATCTTCGCGACGAGACCGGCAACCGCCGCTTCTGGCCGCTCCGCTGCGGCACCATCGACATCGCGGCGCTCGCCCGCGACCGCGACCAGCTCTGGGCCGAAGCCGTCCATCGCTTCCGCGCCGGCGCGATCTGGTGGATCGACGACCCGGAGTTGCTGGCCGAGGCCCGCGATGAACAGGACCGTCGCTACCAGTCCGACGCCTGGGACGACCTGATCGAACACTGGCTGCCTGTCAACCGGCATTGAATCGGGACCCCCGATCGGCATCCAAAAGGGACCCCCGCAGCGGTGAGGAGACGTGCCTGACGCGCCGGAGCTATCCGATGTTGATCGGCGCGCAATAAGGACCCCGTTTCGGGGGTGATCGGCGTCCAAAAGGGACCCCTCCGGATCGAGGGTCCATGGTGTCCCGGGGCAACTG